TGTAAAGTTGGAAGCTTTATATGCAGCTTCAGCATCATCTTGATTTTTAAGATTTCCGTCTTTATCTCTTTCTACTTTATCTTCTGGTTCATCTGTTGGTGCTTCTTCTGGTTCAGTTGTTTCCGGCTCTTCTGGTTCATCTGTTGTTTCTGGCTCATCTGTTTCTGGATCTTCTGTCGAATATTCTCCCGAATCTGGATCATATTTAAGAACCTTACCACCTTTAATAGCTTCTTTATTTTTCTTTTCAGCTTCAACATACTTAAATTTTGCTTTTTTATTTTTTATATCCTGTTTTTTCTGTGCTTTCTTTTGTTCTTTTTCTATCTCATCATTTGACATTCCAGCTTTTCCATCACCGGGATCGTACAAAGGTATCGTTTCAGTTTCCTCTTTTCCAGTTTCAGGATTAAATATTTTTTTGTCTATAAAAACTCCGGCTTCTTTATTATCTTTCTTTTCTGCTTTTGTTTCTTTATACCCCTTAATAGCCTCTTTACCCTTTTTAAACAGTTTAAAGGCAGCTATACCACCACCAAATATTCCCATAGCACCCATCATAGCAACACCGATAGGTCCGATTTCATTTATAACTTGTTGCTCTGATTTAAACTGTTTAAATTTTTTCATGTGCTAACGGTTTCTGGTGTCTCTGCAGTTGAAATTCCTTCTTTTTCTGCCGTAGCTACAAAAGTATCTGCTACTTCTTGTTTCTCAACTCCTTGCGATGTACCAGCTGTAAACATAGTCTGAGCCACTGTTGCTCTTTTAGACTCTATACTTTTTGATACTTTGTTAGATAATACTCCTTGAATGGCATCTTTTACTCTTGCTCCATCACCGGACATAGAGTATTTAATGATGTCTTCTGGTGTATATTCGCTCATAATTTCCTTATAATTTATTAGTTATTAGTATTTATATCAAATTAGTTCTGTGGCTCTAGAACACTTTTCATGATACTACTCAAGTCATTTTTAAGTTTTATATCTTCCTTTATATTCTTGCCAGATTTTGGTACAAAGGAGTTATATTGATCATCCTCTCCATCACCCTCTGGTTCTGCAGCTGCTTCAGTTTCAATTTGTTTGTCTATTTCTTGGATTTCTTCAGCTGTTTGTTTCAGGATTCTCTTTCTAATATATTCTTTAGAATAGAAAGTTCCAACAATTTCATCAGCGTAATTCATACTCTGAAGTAAATTTAATCTCTCAGTCAACATCTCAGCTTCCTTGAGTTCTGCAAATTGTGAATCTGTCTGCCACTCATAATGAATACTAGTTTCTATACTTCTCCAATCATTAAGAGTAAGTATACCCTTTAGGATTAGTTGTTTTTCAAGACAAGAATTAAAAAGATGACTGAATCTATTTCTCAATCGTTCAATAAATCGTGTAAACTTTACTTCATCTCTTGAAATTTCTTGTGCTCTACCTAGAACAAATCCAGCTTCTTGATCTAATCTTGAGGATGGCACGTTTAATGCCTTATAGAGTTTCTTTTGAAAATATAATACATCATCTAACTCACCAAGATTTTCTCCTCCTGGTAGTGTAGTAATTTCTGTTCCTCTTCCACCCTCTCTTCGCGGTAACCAGTAATCTTCCAACATACTCATATGTTTTCGGTCATCTCTCAACTCACCAGTATCAGCATCATAGACCATCTTGTTCTTATATCTGGTCATGATGTCACGGAGATATTGTTCTGCTTTAACTTTTGGAAGGTTACCAACATCAATATAGAAAATTCTACGTTCTGGAGCTCTTGAAATTCGGTAAATAACGACCGCATCTTCTATCATTCTTAATTGGTTTAGGGGTTTGATTGCTTTGTGAAGATAACTTAATACCATCTTTCGATCTTCACTAAGAAGTCCTGAGTGGCAGTATGCAATCGAATCTGGTGCTATACGAACAATTTCACCACCTTTTAATCCATCTATTCCACCCTCATTGAAAGCAAAATATTCTTCAACTTTTGGCATCGCGGTGGGTCTACTTGGATCTTTTTGTGGAAGTATTTGACGAACCTTTTTGATTTTCATAGCATCAACAGGTCTTAGTTCAAGTATTCCTTTTTTGGGATTTTCTGGATCAATAATAATATGATAATATAATCTACCGTCAACATACCACTTTTTGAAAGTGTCGTATCCAGTATCTCTAAATCTAAGAAGTTTTACTACATCATGAAAATTCTCTTGAATCTTCTGTTTGATATCTGGTGATAGATTAATATTTTCTAAATTAATACTGACAGGAGATTCTTCGCGGTCTGCAACAATAGCTTCATTGACTATATCATCAACAGCTAATTCTGCTTCTGGGTAGAGTGACATTTGACGATAGCGATTAATAAGATCCATCTCATTTTTCGCAGCACCCTCCATGTCAAGGTAAGTGCCATATGCTCCGCCTGATGCTCCTCCAACATCAAGAGCTCCATCATCATGTTGTGGAAGAGTAAAAGAAACTTTTTCTTGTGCTTCCTTTTCTTTTTGTGATCTTCCTATTGTAAAACCAAATAATTCAATTGCCATTCATAAACTCCTAGAAGGTGTAAGGGACTTGAGAAGCCCCCATGCCCCTAGTGGTGGAAACTCATTCTACTTGTATTTATCAACCGTCAGTTGACCCCGAATGAGTCCAATAATCATAAGCCCATTCGATAGTAAATTCTTCAATAGTATCATTACTTCCCCAATCCAAACCAATTTCTCCTAATGCAATAGGAAAACAATTAGTAAATTTCCACGGATTACCGAGAGGACCGCCATCTTTTCCATAATGTTGTACACTCAAACCAGCAGTAAACATATCACCTTGTGCAATCTTTTGTACATTTCCCACATGACTATTCATTTCATTCATCCAAGTTTCACAAGCTTTTCGGATTCTCATTTCTTCATCATTAATTATTGTGACTGAAAGAGCGTCAAAAGTTCTATTACCTGCAACTTTAACATTTCTTCCAAAATATGGAACATCCACAGCTGCTAGAGTTGAAGCTGGTATCGCTGCTATTTTACAAGCAAAAGACATACTTCCTTCTCCACCGTCTGTAGGCCAAGTCACTGGTGCATTAGTAAGAGAAGCTTGGAATAAATTAGGTCTTGCTCCACCTTGCGATAATCCCTGACTTCTAAATTGTGATATTGTAAACGCCATTGTTATTCTCCTCCGATGACTAAAATTAAAGATGTGATGGGGAAGTCTTTTTTACAAGTGCTGCCTTCGCATGCCATCGTCTTCCCCCATCTATGATTATATATAAGTATTTATATACTATCCTGTAATTTCCGAAAAGTCAACTCCACTTCTTACAGCTACAAAATTTAACTGAATGAAGTTAATTGCACGATTTGGTTTAACGTAAATATCACCGACAAATTCATTTCTGTCAACAACATCAGAAGTATTATTACTATCGTCACAGACAACAGTAAAATCAGTAATACCATCTCTTCCTTGAACATTTCTCAAGAATGGTTCCACTGCTCCAACAAACTGAGCTCGTGTGAACGCATCGTTGAATTCAAACAAAGAAGCTCGTGCAAATCTTGCAATAGCTTTTTCAAGAATGATAAACAACCTTCTAATATTGATTCTGTCAAACGCACTTGGTTTAGCGAGAAGAGTTTTATCTCCAAAAAGAATAGTACCTTCACCCATAAACGTAACAACAGGATTGATACCATTTTTATAAAGTTGATCTCTTTCAGATTGTCTTGGATTGAAAGGTAATTTAATTACATTTCGTATAGCACCCCTTGTAAATCCAGCTGGGGAGAACCAAGCATCTCTGTTAGATTCTGTAGCAGCTGCTAAACCTGCAATATCACCATTTAATGGGATATAACGATATACATCATTGTATCGATCATATTGATATTTGTATCCACTGTCAAGAACTGCATAAGATGAAGTTCCAAGTCCAGTTCTATAATCGATAATAGCATCAACTTCATTTCCTTCATTATTGACCACATCAGCCTGTTCTGGTGAAATAAAAGCTACACAATCTTTTCTAAGTTCTGCAATTGCAATTGCTTCAAGAGCAACAGTTTGAGAAGCTTGTCCGGTCAAAAGAAGTCCTATTTCTACTTCTTCTGTATTCTTAAACTTTTGCATTCCAGCAATTTTATCTCCGTCAGAAACATCAGTTCCATCAACTCCACCACCAAGGCTTCCGGTAGCAATTAAAGATCCAGCTGCTGAGGAAGAAGCAAATTCTATACCCGCCGATGCTGTAGTACCCCAAGCGGAAACTGATGCTCCACCTGTGGTATAAGCATCACCCAATGCATCATGGTCAGCCCACCAAACGTATTTTGATCTACGATTCAGAGCATCTACATAGTATGCTTTAGAACCATCCTCAAATTTTGCACCTTTGGCTACTGAAAGACCCGCATAGATCTCAATTCCTTGTTCAAGAGATCCAGACCATTCTCCGTCTTCATCAATTACTGCAACGTGAACTTCATCAAAGAGTGCACCTTTATCAGCTGAAGCTTGAGTTGTTACTGGTTCTTTATCGAACAACCCTGCATATTCCCATGTTCTGGAATGAGCTTGAGTGGATGATGTATTAGTGAAAGCTAAAGTAGTAGTCATTGAAGAACTATTTGTAACAGCTGCAATTTTTCTTTCTTCACCATTAATTTTAATGATGTCTCCGACAGTATATTGTTTATCGAAAGCTGTTGAATTATGTACTCCAGCAGTAGCAACTGTTGCAGAAATAACCGTACTGTTCGCAACTACTCCTACTTGACCCTTCATATTTGCTTGTGGTTCACCGAATGCTGATCTTTTCAAACGTACACAGGCTGAACTAGAAATTGCTCCAGTTGTTGGATCTGTAGTTACTGTTCCAGCGGTATTACTTGTAATTGTAGCGATAACCATTGTATTTCCACTACAAACTACAACATCTCCGACTCTGAGTTCAGTAGCAAAAAGTGAACCTGTAGCTGTAAAAGCCTTATTTGAAGCATGAACTGCAAATGAAGCACCCCCTGTAAGTGTTACAGAAGAATTACCTGCAACTACTGTATTTCCAGAAGCGAGATTGGCTCGTGTAGGACCACAAAGAGAAACTTTGAGACTATTCCCAAGACTTCCAGCCCATTTGGCCATGAAGTTACCTTTTGCGGCTGAAACTGAAGCTCCACCTTCATCTAATGTATTATAATATACTGAACTATTTGCAACTAAAATTGCTCCACCAGCTGTTGATGATGCATTCTTTGCACCAGCTGTGTTTGCACAACGTACCAAATGTAAGCTGTTAGAATACTGTAAAAAGTTTGCTGCCGTAAAAAACGAAGCGTATGTGTTTGCATCTGGTTTTTGAAATCGTTCAATCAATAGGGATTCTGAATCAATTAATGTAACATCATTAATTGGCCCCCATCTAAAATTACCTGAGAACCCTGCATCTATTGAAGAAATTCCTGGCACTACAGTAGTTAAATCAATTTCAGAAGTATTAACGCCTGGCGATATTTGAAAAGCCATTTCATTTCTCCTATAAAAAAGTGTTATTGCCTATGTAAAATCATTACTATGATTATTTATAAAAATGAAAAACTCAAGGTTATAAATATTTAGTGAAATATAAATAAGTTCAATCGGAGAATTATGAAAACTATTGATAGATTTTTATCTAAAATACACAAAGAATCTAATAAATGTTGGTCTTGGACAGCCTCTAAAACAAGACAGGGGTATGGAATGTTTTCACATCTAGGAAAGTCTATACCTGCTCATAGATTTTCGTATATACATCATACAGGAGATATTCCCACTGGATACATAGTTCACCAAATCTGTCAAAATAACTGTTGTGTTAATCCAGAACATTTAATTATATGTACTAAGAGTGAATCTCGACTTGAATATAATTCTACTCGTATTCACCCCGATGCTAAAAAATTAATAGATAATATAAAAAAATCAAAATCCGAACCTATAAATGATTTTGGTTTCAGTAGTGAAAATTAGAAATATCCTCTTTGATGTGAAGGATCAGCTACCTCCCATAACTGACCACTCTGGTCTGTGAAAGATTCTTCTTCTTGTCCACTGTCAATGATACCAAATGGTAACATATCCTGTTCTAAAGCTTCCATTTGATCTTTATACATCTGTTTCCGTATATCAAGGTCTGTCATATCTTTAAAGTATTGTTGTTGAACTAACCAAGAGAAAATTACCAGTGTCATAGCTAAATCATCGTGTGACCCCTCCTCAGCCTCGTATGAGTTATGTTTAGCGGAAAATGTAGTTAGTTCCGCAATAGTTTCAAAATCTGGAATAATCAGTTTATCACTTTCGATCATCTCTTTCAACGCGGCACATCCTATTCGTTTGAGTTGTTTACTGGTTCGTATTCCAAGTTGATTATTCTTTCCAAATCCACCTCCAACTTTTTGACCAGCTCTACCATGCATTGAACACATTAGAATATTTTCATACTCCAACTCAAAATGAAGAGTCTCAGCAACTTGCTGACCCACATCATTAACCTCAATCATAGTCCAAGCTGTATTGTATTGGTTTCCTATTTGATAGATTACATTGGGGTATAACATTGGAGAAATGGTATTATCTCTATATTTGGCTACTTGTTTGTATGGTATGCTAGAAATATCAAATACACTCAAAGCCGAGTAGTCCTGACCCTTACCCTGAGCACTATCTGCGACAATACAATATGTGGCGTCTTTTTTGGGGTGTTCGTATACATCCATTCCACTCTTTGAAGCTATTGGTCGTTCAAAGGCCATAGTTCTCAATTTGGATGGAGCTACCAGAGTTGAAGTGGAACCTATAAACTCACATTCAAATTCTTGGCTAAATTGAACTTCACTAGTATTTTTGACTGTTTCTTGTCTCCACTTCTCATCACGACCCGGAACCTCTCTCCAATGAACATCAATCGGAGTATAGTTACTTCTCCCTTCCTCCGCATCAATCCACATTTTATAGAACATATTAAGTCCCAATGGTGTAGATACGATAAAAACTTTAGTAGTTTCACCAGAAGAAATTGTAGGATAAACTGAAGTAAAAAACTGGTCAGCGATATTGTTTGGAACGTGCGCAAACTCATCAAGAAAAATGACATTAAAAGAACTACCTCGAACAGCTGAAGAAGATGTTGCTGCAGCCAAAATCTTTGAACCAGATTCTAGCTCAATATTTCCCTTATTCCAAACTGTAACTCCTTGTTGTAACCATTTGGGTAGATGTTCATATGCAAGTTGTAATCTAGAAAGAAGTTCTCGTGCAGTAGAAAGTTTGTTAGCTAGGATAGCACAATTGACATCTTGATTGAATAGAATGTAATGGAGAAGGAAACTGACAATAGTAGTAGATTTACCTGTCTGTCTGGGCATTTTACATATTACAAATCTGTCATCCGTAAAGGTTTGTATCATTTTTTTCTGATACGGATACATATCAAATGGTACAAGTCCTCTGTCTACATGAACTATTTGAACATAAGTCTCTATGAAATACTGAGGACTTTCCATACATTTCTGGTATTCCTCAATAGTTTCTTTTGTCCACTCTACAGGAACTCCAACATTCTTTAAGTTAGGATTCCCTAAATAAGTTTGACTATTTGCCATTAGGGTTACTCAGTTCTTTTGTTTCTTTTATTTCTTTTTTGAGAAATTTCTGCAACTCCGCGGTAGAACCAACAAATAGATTATTACTAACATTCGTAGGGCCACCAGTTTCAGCTTTTATATCTTTTTTTGTTTTATGGAGATTTAGGAGTTCTTTGTTGGTTGTAGTCAATTGTCCAATGGTTTGTTGTACCACTTCAAATGCACGAGGATGTTGTGAAGCTTTGGCTATTTCAAGGAGTTCTTCTAATCCATCTTGACCACGTTCTATAAGATTATAACGATTTTCTCTTGCGTATTGAAAATCTAAAGCACGTGCTTTAGATTTTCAATACGCAAGAGAAAATCTTTA